GTTCAATTATAGGTATATTTTATATAGATAAAGGTGTTAATTATATTTGTAGAGTTTCAGTACCTTCTAGCCCTAATGCGTTTATTGGGCAGATAACAGTTGGCTTTGATAAAAAGCCTACTATAGAAATGGAAAATTATTTGCGAATTGCAGGTGACGATTTAATGGTTAATTAAGGAGATGACATGGGTTTATTTGACAAAATACTGCCAACAATTGCCACGATTATCGGTGGTCCTGTAGCAGGAGTTGCAGTAAAAGAAATTGAAGATGTCGTTGAAGAGGTTACAAAACAAACTGAAGACAAGCCAAAAGATGAAAATACTAATTGATTTGTTTGTTATTTTTGGCTTAGTGGGACTTCTCGTGCTTGTATTAACAGGGTGCAGTCATCCCTATTACGGCAAAATTCCTGTTAAATATAATGAACAAAAAGAAGCAAATTGCATTGTAAAAATGGGCGACAAAATTTATTTACTTAATGATTGCAATGACACAAAAACCTGATATACCTATCGCAGTTTTATATCATGACGCATCAACAAATTTGCCCATGATAAGATTTATTAAGCCATTTAATTTCAATCCAAAAAATCTGCAACGAGACGTAACTTTATATATGAAAGGCAAAAAAACAAATGATAACAAGTGAACAGTTACAACAGTTGGGAATTGGCTCAGAATGGGTCGATGCACTTAACGAAACTTTTGAAAAATTTGAGATTAACACACCAATTAGACAGGCTTGTTTTATTGGTCAATGTCAGCACGAAAGTGGAAACTTTAAATCTTTGCAAGAAAATTTAAACTATTCAGCAGTAAGATTGACACAGGTTTTCCCAAATCGGTTTACATTAGCATCAGCACAAGACGCAGTAGCAAAGGGTAAGGAGGCTATTGCAGAAAAGATGTATGGTCACCGTGCTGACTTAGGTAATACACAAGATGGTGATGGTGGAAAGTTTTTTGGCAGGGGTCTTATTCAATTAACAGGAAGAGCCAACTACACTTCATTTTCTACGGCAGTAGGAAAACCTGAGATTTTGGATAACCCTGCTTTAGTGGCAAGCCCTGAATATGCTTGTTTAAGTGCAGGTTGGTTTTGGTCAACACGTAAGTTAAATGCTCTAGCAGACGCAAATGATTACACAACCATGACAAAGCGTATTAATGGTGGGACATTGGGTCTTGATGACAGAATTGTACACATCAAGAAGGCATTAACAGTTTTAAATGGATAAGTTTTTAGGATTTGCATTAGGCTTTGCTATTGGCATTGCCTTTTGCATTATATTAGTAAGGTTTTAATGAAGTGGTGGTACGTAGATGTCTTCATTGGGTTGAGTTTTATTATCGGACTGTTCTTGCTGATATTTAGCATATAGTTCTTTCCTCACGTTTAGCCTTTTCATTTTAAAAAATATAAGTTATAATTAAGATATAAACATGAGGTAATTATGGCGACTTCGGGTACAACCTCCACGACGATTATTACAGTTCAAGACCTCATTGACGACTCAGCTCGTAGAGCAGGTAAACTTGCCGAAGAATTAACCGTTGAGCAAGTCCAATCAGCCAAAAATGCTTTGTATTATCTCTTGTCATCCTTACCCAATTGGGGTATAAATTACTGGAAGATCAATAGATATATTCAAGGGTTACAGCCTGATCAAGGTAAGTATTTTATGCCTCTCGGTTGCATTGACGTTCTTGAAACCAATTACAGAACCGTTCAGAGATTAACAAATGGTGGTTACTCAACAACAGGAAACGGCTCAAATGCTTTTGATGGAAATACAGATACTATATGCTATTGTGATAATAATACTTCTAGTATTGGTATTAACTTAGGAGTTCCTGCTCAAAACTATAATGATGTGCCTTATTACAATACAGCAGCATCAAGTTATATGGGCAGCATCGGAATACTTCCAGGAGTCACAGGTCTTGTTAATTCTAAAATAGAATGGTCAAACGATAACATTACGTGGAATTTGCTGACAGAGGTTCCAAACTCTGGCTGGGTAGATAATCAGTGGCAATGGTTTGATATAACTTACGGTGAAAATGCAGTGATGTTTAGGCTTACTCAAACGAGTGGCGTAAACATGGCTCTAAGGGAGTTAGTCTTTGGTTCTAACCCTACGGCTATACCGATGTCTAGGATGAATAGAACGGACTATTTTAACCTGCCTAACAGGCAGTTTACAAGTAACTATCCTCTTCAGTTTTGGTTTGATAGAACTATCCCTCTGCCGAGCATGAATGTTTGGCCAGTTCCTAATAATCCTTTTCCTCAAATGGAAATCGTTTATCATTCCTACATAGAAGATGTTGGGGCTTTAGATGGTGAAATTGAAATACCTCAATATTTTTATATGGCGATTGTTTGGGGTTTAACTCATCAAGTTGCAGCGATTATGCCGCAAATTGATCCAGCAAGAATTCAATATGCAGAAGCACAATACGAAAAACATTTAAGACTTGCCCAAGACGAGAATCGGGACAAAAGCCCTATTTTCTGGGCTCCGAATATTTCTTACTATACGTCGTGAGGATATATGGGATTAATTAATAAAGCACGGAATACAGGTAATGCTAGGCATAAAGGTCCATCTACAAAATGGTTGGACACGAGAGGTAACTCTGTTATCTCGATTGCTATCTGCGCTCGCTGCAAAATGAAAAGGGCTTATACAGATATCGTAGAAGACGGAAATATACGTGGCTTAAGAGTGTGTGTCTACGGATGTAGGGATACGCTTGACCCATATCGCTTACCAGCAAGAAAGACAGAGAATATCACTGTTAGATACCCTCGCCCTGATGTGCCTGTAAATCAAGTTCATAACAATTTAGTAATCGCAAATAATATCAATTTAGCCATTACAATTCCTAATACGATTAATCCTAATAATATCAATAGCGATTTGTTTAGCCCAGGACCAGGAGAAAAGAATGAGTAGTGCTAATTCTACTGATGTAACGATTAATCAGTTACCTACTGCGCAGACTCTTACAGGTCAAGAGGCAGTTCCTATTGTTCAACGTGGTTTAACCGTTCAAACGACAACTCTTCAAATTGCAGAATTAGGTGGTGGAGGAGGTGGGGTTACTTCAGTAACTGCAACTTTGCCTTTGTTTTCAAGTGGTGGGGCTAGACCAAATATTTCATTCCCTACAGTCGGAACAATGGCAACTGAAAATAGCAATTCAGTTACGATAACTGGCGGAAATATTACAGGTATTACCAATATGTCAGCAACCAACATGACAGCAACTAAATACCGTGGTATTGCTGGTGGAACATTTTAATAGGGTAATATATGGCACAACCAGGAAAATCAGCAATACAAGTTTACGGAAGCACAACTCCAGGAGCAGTCCCTTCTGCAGCGAATATGACTACGAACGCCAACGGAGTTGAGTTGGCTGTTAATGCTGCCGATGCTAAACTTTTTATTAAAAATACTTCTGGTGCAGTAGTTGAAATAGGTGGCGGAGGTGGTGGCGGAGGTGTTTCAAGTGTAACTGGAACAGCCCCAATAACAGCAACAACTGTAGGTAGCAACGTAACGGTTGCTTTCCCTACTGTTGGAACAATGGCTACTCAAAATTCTAATGATGTGGCTATTACAGGTGGGAATATCAATGCAATTGATTCATTTTCTGTAAAATACATACCGTTTAAAGTTTCAGGTGACCTGCAAACACCAAACATTACGATAGGTAGAAGTTTTTTAAATCAGACTACAAATATTGGGGTAAATAATACCATTTATGGCGATGATAATTTAAATCTAGTAACTGCAGCTAGTTCTAGAAATATTATAGTTGGCAACGGTAATTTATCTGAAGTGTCAGGCTCAGCTCAAAATATTATAGTTGGTGCTAACAATTTTAAAGAGGCACAAGGTTCAAACATTTCAGACTCGATAGTTGTAGGGTCTACCTGCGCCTTTGTATCTGACCCAACTGTTGAAAATTCTACGTATGTTGGGAATGGCTGTTTTCAAAACGGTGAAAGCAGTATGTTAGATGTATTTATAGGTAATGCAGCTGGTGGTAATATACTTAGATCACTACGAAACACATTTGTTGGTGGTAATGCAGGGTTCGGCGGCAATGGCTTTAAAATAGACCCAGTTCTTCGAGACAATACGTGCGTTGGTTACGGTTCAGGTACAAATTTAAATTCAACTCAAAATACATTTATTGGCAGTAATGCAGGTCTAAATCAGGATGGTCTTTTTGGTAAAAATACTTATATTGGATATAATTCAGGTTCCAGTTGCCGAAATTCTCAAGACCAAGTAATTATTGGGGCATATAGTGGGGTAGGCGGAGATGTTGGAGATATTACAAATGGGTATGGTCAAGTTGTTATTTCAAATGGCTTAGGAGTACCTTCTGCTTGGTGGACAGGTTATGCAATTGATTGGAAGCAAAGTTCAGGTAACCCTAATTGGGGGACTACATCAGACGTTAGACTTAAGAAAAACATTACTAGTATTGAAAATGGGTTAGACGTTATTACAAAATTAAGACCTGTAAATTTTCAATATGACAAAGATAACGAATTTGGTAGAGAATATGATGAAAATTTAAGAGACGGTTTTATCGCTCAAGAATATGAAGAAGTTTTACCTAGACAAGTTACTAAAGACGAAGACGGCATATTAAGTATTTCTCAAAACTTAAATCCATATTTAGTGAATGCAATTCAAGAGCAACAAAAAATGATTGAAGATTTACAGCAACAAGTTAAAGAATTATTAGCAAAACTTTCATAAGGATAATTTCATGTCACAAACGAATTTTTCAGAGATTTTAATTTACGGTTCTGCTACCCCAAACTCAGTCCCACAAGCAACAAGTTTAAAAACAAGTACGGAAGGTGTTGAGTTAGCCCTCAACTACCATGACGGTAAACTTTACTACAAAGACGATTTAGGCGCAGTTCAATTACTCGCTCAAAAAGGTGGTGGCGGAACTGTTGCAGGTGTTACTGCAACTGCGCCATTAGTAGCTACGCCAGCAGGTTCTGTTATTAATATTTCGTTCCCAACTGTGGGTTCAATGGCTATTCAAAGTTCAAGTTCAATTTCAGTAACAGGTGGGGCAATGGACGGTGTTGAGATTGGCGGAACAAACCCTGATTCAGGAGCGTTTACAACTCTTGACGCAGACGTTGGAACAATCACAACACTTGGGGCAACCACTGGTAATATTGCAACAGTTAATTCGACAACGGTGAATGCAACTACTTTTAATGGCAGTCGTATTGAAGTTGCTGCGATCGATGATGCTACAGGAACGTTAAACATTCAATCCCAAGGTGTAACTGAAATTCAAGTGACCAATGCAGGGGCATTTGTTACTAAAGCACCAACGGCTGATTTACAAATTGCGAACAAAAAATATGTTGACGATGCGATAATTGGCGGAGTTCTTTTCAAAGGCACATGGAATGCTTCTACAAATACCCCAACATTAACGTCAGGAGTTGGTACTGAGGGTGATTTGTGGGTTATTTCTGTTGCTGGTAATACGAACCTTAATGGCATTACTTCTTGGGTGGTAGGTGATTGGGCACTATTTAACGGTACAGTATGGGAGAAGTTATCTTCCCCTGTGTATGTTGAATCAGTAAACGGTCAAATTGGTAATGTTGAAATTAACGCTACAAACTTGCAGTCTTACGGTGCAGGTACTATGATTGAGCAAGATGCAAGTGCTGTTTCCATAACAGGCGGAACTGTCTCAGGTTTAACATCTCTCGCTGCTGCATCTGGTACAATTAGTATGTTAAATACACCTGATCTTATTGCTACTGGTGGAACATTAGATAGTGTTGTTATCGGTGGTACCAACCCTTCAACAATTGATGGAACAGTAATAACAGGTTCATCTTTCGTTGGGCTTTATGGCGGAGCATTCTAAATATGGCACAATCAGGCACAACCCCTATATTTCTTTACGGATCAGTAACACCAGGAGCTGAACCCCAAGCATCAAATTTAGAAACATCATCAACAAGAGGTGTAGAAATAGCAGTTAACGCAGCAGATGGTGTGATTTATTACAAAGATACCAATGGGGTGGTTCAAAGAATTGGAGGTGGAGGAGGATCTCAAGGACCTCAAGGACCACAAGGTGAAACAGGACCTCAAGGACCACAAGGTGAAACAGGACCCGCAGGACCTAAAGGTGCAGATTCTACGGTTGCAGGACCTCAAGGACCACAAGGTGAAACAGGACCTTCAGGTGCAGATTCTACGGTTGCAGGACCTGCAGGACCACAAGGCGAAGCAGGGCCACAAGGACCTAAAGGTGCAGATGGTGCGCAAGGACCTGCAGGAGCACAAGGTGAAACAGGACCCGCAGGACCACAAGGTGAAACAGGACCTGCAGGTGGAGGAGCAAATTATGCACCT